TTTGCTTGACGGCTCAAATCTTCCTATTTCAAGGTAGTTTCCTCCTTGTTCTTGCATCTTATATTGAAGCAAGGTGTAAAATCTACCTAACCCCAAATCTGCAATTGATTGAGCAAGTTTATGGTTTCTCATCATTCCAGAGATATTTAAGTTTTCACACGCAACCGTATCATACTGCTTGGCTATCGCAGTAGTCGTTTTGTGCAGAAAATCTAATCTTTGGTTTGATATTTTCTCGTGCAGTAATGCTACTTTTAAGTTTGCTTTTTTTCGGTTTGCACTTCCTTTTTGTTTTTTACTTGCACGTTTTTGTAGTACTTTCAGTCGTTGAATAGAACTCTTTAAGTGTTTTGGGTTTTCTATTTCAGTTCCATCCGATAAAGTAGCAAATGTTTTTATACCTGTATCAATACCAACTGCATTGTTTTTTGATATGGGTTTTTGCTTTACCTTAACATCTGGCAATTCAACCGTGATTGATATAAAGAATTTACCAGTAGGTGTTTTTTCAATAGTTGCTGTTTTTATCTTACCATCAAAGTTTCGGCTAATTTTAGTTTTAAGCCATCCTATTTTATTAACAGATACTTTACTATTCTCAAAATCTACCTTTGTGTTTTGTGGGAAACCAACTCTGTGAGTTCCTTTGTGCTTACTTTTAAATTTTGGAAATCCTTTCTTTTGTTTAAAGAAACGTGTAAATGCTTTATCCATATTCACAATTGATTGTTGCAAACTTTGAGCAACAGATAATTTTAACCAATCGTATTCAGGCTGTTTCTTTAATTGCGTAAGCTCAGTCATTAAGGTAAATGCGGATACACTCTTTTTTTCTGCTTGGTATTCTTTAATGCGTCTATCCAATGCCCAATTATAGACAAAACGAGCATTACCCAACATCTGATTTAGCTGCTGTTCCTGCTCCTTATTTGGATAAATTCTATATCGAAAACCTTTTACCATAATGCAAATATACAACTTTATTTTTAATTCCTACACAAAACTATCAATTATTTTAGAAATAAAGATCACAAAGAGAAAAACGGGGTACAACATACGCTATATGCAATTTTGCCGCAGGCGCAACACAAAACTGCACATAGCTACATAGTTATCGTCCAGCTTAGGACATCTCCTCAATTTCAGAACGGTGGTCAAAACAATCACGTTCTTTGATATTGCTGTTTAACCATTCGACGGCTTCACCATGTTTGTAGTCATCACCATCGGTTTCGCCGCCATTATCGACAATTTCATTGAGTTGCTTGTAAATTTTATCGGACACGCTTAATCCGCCTATTTTAACACGGTAAGTAACTTGGACTGTTAATTCTTTAATAGTTTTCATAATTTATAAGTATTTAGTAATTAGATAAGTAAATTTTAAAGTCCTCCGTCTGAATCTGGGATCACTCTAATTGAATGATGTTTAATCAAATCGAAAATAAATCCTTCTTGAAACGATTGATCAATTGCAAATAGATTTTCATAACAGACTCTTTTATCAATTTCATTCCATTCTGTTATTTCTGCGAATACGGCAGTTCTTTTATCGGAAACAATACATTCCCATAGTTTTCCTTTGTTTTTAACGATATCTGACTTTTTGAATTTCATAATACTAATTTTAATGGTTGTTACTTTTACTATTGATTTGAAAGCCGGAACGATAACTTTCGCTACCCGCAAATCCGGCAGCAGTGCAGTGCGTAGGTCACTTCTCGCATGTACTTTATCGGGGCTTGACAGATTCTTGCTCCGAGTCCGGTCTCTGCGTGTAGCTTCCTACGTTATAACGCTAGGCTAGACACGCTTCAATCATCGACATTGCTGAAAAAGAGAAAAGCAAGTCTAGCCAGCATACATTGTTTTATTTGAAAAATGAAACTATATCTTTCATCGCCCCATATTCTGGATTAAGTAGTCCAGATAGTCCAGAACCCAAAAAACCAATGATTCCTATAATAAACATTAATCCAAAAATTACTATAAAAACAAGGCCAACTCCTCCTAAAAATTCATCGTCTGGATCAAATTTAAATACAAGTAAAATACCGAAAATGAGAAATACTAATCCTACTACTAAAGTGGCTAGCCATATATATCCAGAAATAACTTGCTGTTTAATTAAAACAGAATAAATATGCTCTGCTTGCTGTTTAAGTTTTTCAGAAAAGGCGGCAACACTTGCTTCTATTTTTTCAGAGTACTTATCTATCAGTTTTTCAACATTAGTATTTGTCACATATTGTGCAGAATCTTTTTGTTGAGAAAATGAATAAAAAGTTAATGAAATAAAAATCGTTAACACTAAAACTGCTTTTTTCATTTTGATGTATGTATTAATTTTATGAGTGAGAACCGCTCACCCTTCGTTTTTTTAAAATTTTTAGTGGACACACAGCCCAGCGTATAACTTACGTTACCCGGCAAATCCGGCAGTATTGCAGTGCGTTGTTTATCTTTTCGCTCGTACATTTATCGCATTTGAAACGGACATGCACGTAATCCGTCTCTGCGTGTAACTTTGTCGTTAGCAATTAGTTTGAACGCCACTCCGATAATTTAGAGCTGATAACTTTTTTCATCTCTTCGACTTTAGATTCTGGACATCGAAAAACAATTTGCCTTGTCTGTTCGCCGTATTTTAATTTAGGGCCGGCATTTAACCGTGCCCCTCCCCTATTTCTTTTTTTATCCGATTCCATTTTGTTTTATCCAATTTAAAAACTGTTTAATAATTCTGTATTTTCCAATTGGCTCTAATTCTTCCCATTTTGTAGGCCAATAAATTTGATCTCGTTTACCTTGCAGGTATGCGGCAAACAAAACAGTTTTATAATTTTCTTTCTTCGTCATCTATTTGTTGTATTAACTGCATTTTTCTTTGAGCTAAAATATCCCATTTGCGGCTTTTCTTTGCAAATCGTTGAGTTTGCCAACCATCTTGCAGAACCGAAGTTCTGCAAGTGTCAAGTTCTTTTTCAACTTTATTTAACCTCGCTTGCAATTTCTTGATATTGTCCATCGTTTATTAAGTTTTCAATTTTGTCAGTTCTTACAACTCTTATCAATTCATTTTCTTTGTAGCAACCTTGGTTTATTGCGCTTCTTACTTCGTAAACCTTTGCGTTTTTTTCTGATTTGAAAATTATAGTTGTCATTGTTTTTTGTTTTTGCGTTGTCTTTATTAACAACACTTCAAAGATACAACTATATTTTGAATATGCAATACATATTCAAAAAAAGATTGAATTATTTTGAAAAAAAATAAAAACCAATTGCTAACACGTCGCTATAATTAATACGGTTGTAGCTCGGATAATCAATTTTTGTGCTTTAATGTAGTTCGGTGTATTTCGACAGGTAAGTATTTCAAAATCCCGTACTAAATTATAGCGCAAACGTTATAACCAATGCTAATCGCTTCGTGGACACGACTAACATTGAATTGAGAATTAATTTTTCTTAAACCTTTTCTTCCACTTTATAAAGCCTTCGAAAGTTGGATCAATTCTTCTTTTTATTGGTATTACTTCGTAGTACTTATTGCTACTTTCTTCGTTTTTATGAGCAACATACCAAACATGATTAGGATCATCCCAATCTGCCATTTCAATAAACTTAATATAATTAGGGTTTTCTGATACAAACATTTGTCTATATTTTGGATTGTAAAATTCCTGAGAAAACCAACCATTTTTGTTTATTGTTCTGTCTGACAAAATAAAAGTATATCCAACAACGACTTTATTTGAGTCGGCGTTACACCAGTCCAAATATTGTTCATCAAGTGGCTTTTCAATTGCCCAAGTATTTGGAATTGAATCATTTCTTACAACTGCAATTTGACTCCATACTATAATTGGCAATAACATGATAATAAATAGTAGTTTTTTCATTCTGCGTAATTTTTAAGTTTATAAATATTTGACAATTAATTATTTGACTAATAAAGCACTAGGTTATAACTACGGCTACCGGTCAAGTCAGGCAGCATCGGTTTGCCATCGGTAAAGGCACTTGTTTGTTTATCTCGGCTTGACAGGAAAGTGCCGTTAATCCTGCCCTGCCGGTAGCTTCCTACGTTAACATTTATATTAACGGGAGTGCGAGACCTTCGTCGATTAGGCCAAAAACATCAAAGTGATGTTTAAATAAAACTTCCATTTCCTTATAAGACATCCACTTCTCAACAATTTTTGTAGTTAGAAATATTTGATGCTTTTCATTTGGTTCTAATCCAAAAAATCTACACGGATAAATTAAACTTCCGTTTACTTCAATTTCTTTGGTTAAGTCAGACAGTGAATGAAGCAAAACTCTTAATTCTTGGTCTCTCAATAATTGATCAAGATTGTTTTTAAATCCTGAATTATGCGGCTGGCTTGCGCCGTTAATAATCCAGCTAAGGGCATCAAATTGTCTATTTGCCACTTTATCAATGAATTTCAGATTATAAGGGAAATAGGGTGCTAAGTGTTTTAATTCTAATTCCATGATTTTATTTTTAGGTGATTAAAATACAAATGTTAACAAAGTATAGCGGTCAATAAGGGTATCCGTGGAATGCGAACCTCACAGCCCGCAACAGCTTTTTTATAGCCAGACAGCGACACGCCCCGCATTCCCTTACGTGCCGCTATACCCGTCCGTTAGCGGTTATTTTAATGGAATCCGCAGCCCCATCTTGCGAAACTGGATTAATGCTTCTGCATTTCCTTTTGCATCGTTGACTGGATTATGGTCGTGAGTCGTTTTTCTGTAAAGTTTTTTCCATTCAGAATTTAAACCACAATCCATTTTCATTCCACAATACAAATCGCCAATTCTTCTACCTGAAAAACCAAATGGATTTCTACCAATGTAATAGTGAAAATACCAGTTAATCCATTGCCAATCAAATGCAAGGTTATCACTAATAAATGTTGGTTTTCCAATTGAATTTTCTTCAATCCATTTTGCAAAGTTTTCCATAACCTGTTTAGGGTCATCAAACTTTAAATGTTGTTCTCTACTAAAGCCACTTATTGCAAGTGCTTCTGGTTTCCAATTTTCTGAAATTGGCTTTGTTTTTCCGTAAAATGTTTTGGATAATGTTGGTTCAACAATTACAGCCCCAAAACAAACCATTGAATTTTTAAACGGAATTTCACCATCTGATTCAATATCTACTACTACGTAACTCATAATTTATATATTTAAAGTGTTAATAATCAATAAAAAACAACCGCTAACAAAGGCTATAAAACATAGCGGTTGTAGTGCAAACTTGTAAGGTTGTGGCTAGTATGTAGCTTTGTGATGTACGATAGTTTCTCACTTCGTACTCCGCTACGATTTCATAGCCTCGACCGTTAGCAGTAATTTAATTACCACCGCTCAAACTAAACTGCAATTGTTCTTTACACTCGCTCGACCTATATTTTACGGAATTGAAAATTTTAGTAGCGGTTTCCATATCTCCACACACTAAATTAAATGGTAGGTCAAAACAATGCCATTTACCTTTTGCGATATTACTCGCTTCTGATTGGTGCGTTTTATTCATAAACTCTCTGATTTCTTCTGGAAATTCAATTCCTAATCGTTTTTCAATCTGACTTACAGACTGGTTTCCTAACATAATACTCATATACTTTATTTTTAAATGATTAATAAAAACTACTGCTAACACGTGCTATATCCCATTTGGGGTTTTGTGGTAAATTCAACATTCATTCTCGTTTTTAAAGTTATTGTAAATTGATAGTTCGGTGCTTCGTAATCCCAAACGGGGCATAGCACCACCGTTATAACCCATTTTAAACAGGCTCGTTCACTGGTAAGCTGAATTTGAATCTCGAGCAGTAATCTTCCGAAACTTTATTTAAAGCATATTCCCATTCTGCTTTTGTTCTGCGGTTAATTTCTTCTTTTGCCAATTCTATTGCTCGTTTTTTTGAATAATCATCTGGGTCAAAACTTTTCACACTGCATCCAGTTGACAACTCTATTGAAAAAAATAATCCATCGGCTTTTACTAAGCAAAATTGCATTCCATTCGCTTCAAACAAATCTCCTTCGTTTTCTTTTAGCCCTTCTGTCGTGGCTCTTTTAATTTTAATTTTCATAATTTTTTTATATTTTAATTAGTAATAAAAACAGGTTATAACACCGTATATAAGTAATTGGGGTTTAGTCGCTTAATTAAGCATTCTGCCACGTATTTTAGTTCTGTATATTTTGATAGGTTCGCTCTTCGCATTCCCCAACTACTCATATACGAACCGTTATGCCCCATGTTGAATGACACCACGTTCGTAAATATTGTGGTGAAGTCGATAAAATGGGTCGCAATATTGAACTCTGATTTTAAAGAAATTATCTTTTATTGAGTAATGTTTTGCACAATCTGGACAAATTTCGCTACCTCCAATACATTTCTTATTATGAGGCTGTAGTCGTTGCAATGTGCTGTTAATGTCCATTTCTTTTATTATTTCAACGCTCCCCGGGTTAAAGTTTTCAAAACCTCCAATTAAACAAGAAACAGTATACGGCCAACTAAGCACTTTATAAATGCCTCCTTTCATGTCCATTTCAGCAGCGGCTTCTTTTGAGAGTACAAAAAACGTTTCTTCGGGGCAGGTAGGTTTATCGTAGCTATCTTCACATATAGGGCATGTTTCCTCATAGTGTTCCGAGTAGCAATCATCGCACATTATTTCACCTGATTTGTCTTCGCGTGGAGATTCTATTTCTTCTTCCGATAAATCGTTTCCACAATAGTAACAAACACGGGGCATAACCGCACCTATACCCAATTGGGCGGTTTCTGCGTTATTCAAAGTTTCTACCATTTTGTAAGTTTTATGTAATTTGACAATTTTGTGCTATTAATTGCCCAACTGGGCATAGCTGCAACCCGTTGTGTGCAATAGCCGTGCTTCGTAGCAAGGTTACTGCTTAATAAGTCTTTTTTATTTAATTTTTTACCCACGCACTTCAAATTTTTCAAATTTGGTGGGATTAGTCGCTACAATCATATTTCCAGTATATCTTACAAATAGGGCAACTTACTGTATTTTCACTACCTCTTGAATTGTGTATTACCTCTATCCTCCTATGTTTTGAATCAATACAATTTCTGTACTCTGGGTAATTCTCTTTTGAGTACCCAAATGATTTATGTGGTTTACCTGTTTCAGAACATAGGTTTCCATCTTCATCATAATATTCATGTTTCCATGCGTTTTGCCATCCAAGAAATTTATATCCGTTCGCAGCATAATTATATCCACCATCTTTTTTATGCTGTTCTTTAAATTCCTTCTCAATTTTATTTTCCTCCAATACTTTATTTGATATAATTTCAGCATCGGATAAAGAATAGTATAACCCTATTTCATTCACAACATCGTTAAACTTCACAGATGAAGTTGAAGTTCTATTATTTTCTTTGTCCCAAATTTCGGAATATTTAAAGTAAATATTATCTGTTGAAAACGGTATTTCTTTAGTCGAGTATTCCGAAATTTCTTCAATGTCTTTTTTTGTTGGTTCCTTGCCGTTAAAATATGTTTTACCATTGTGTTTGTAATGCGAATATCCAACGTCAATAATCGTTCTTTCAGCTATTTTCCCAGCTGGATAAACAATATAGTAAATCGCGGGTATTGTTTTACCTTCTTTTTGTGAGTTAATAAACTCATTTGTTTTGGCGTTTATAATTGCCAAGTAATAATTCCATTTTTCTAAATTCGTTTTCATATTATAAGTTTTAAATTAAAAATCCCACCCTAAAAAAATTAAATAAAAAAGTGTTTGTACTTCGATTGAAATGTATTGGAAGCTACATGCACACAACACACGGTATAAGCAAAAACCGTTGCAGTGCGTAATTCAAGGTATGTGGTTCTAATCAAGTTCATATCGTGTTGATAGTGTTGTATTTCAAATCGGTTTCAGCTCATACCGTCAACGTTATAGCCAATTAAACAGACACTGCCGAAAGTTTATCTTCGAGTTTTGAAACTTCTGATTTTAGACTTTCAATCTCGGCTGTTAAATCTTCATTTTTATTTTCCAAGTCGATATAATCAGACTGTGATTGTTTTTCCAATTTTTCTAAATCGTCATGTAAATCATTACCCCAACTTCTTAAAGAATCGTTTGCTTTACGAATCTTTTCCATAGTTTCAATTAAGTCTTTTTTAGCCCAATAAGTTTCTTCCCAATCAACTGAATCAATCGCTGATATTATTTCGTCAATCATTGGGCAAGTGTGCGGAACTGGTGCGTTATCTCGTGCCATAAGATAAAAATTAACTGGCTATAACACACGGTATAAAACATGCCGTGACAAGCCTGTGCATAATTTGAAACGTTCTACATCGGCACGTTTCATACCGCATCTACGTTATAGCTCAGTTTGACGCTCCTTTGAAACGTCGGTGGTTTGACTTTTAGAATGCTTTTTTAGCCAGCTTTCGGCAAAGTTAATGAGTTCTTGATAAGCTTCATTGTACTTGTCGCCTTTGTAGTCAGAACGAACACTTTCTGTATTACCAGAAAGTGCTGTTGAAACTTGTCTCCATTTGAAAATGTCTGAGGCTTTCATGGTTGCTTACTTAATTTATAGCAGATTCCATTTGCTTCATTAACCATCAACTTTTCACCAGTGTAGGAATTTACTTTAATTCCATGTTCTTTTTTGTCTGGAAAGTTTTTTTTAGGACTTAGTAAATATTCTGTCCCATCTGTCATTTTAATTACGCTTCGATTGTAAGTTAAACTTTTCATAATTACCAGCTTTTAGTGTTAAATCTATCGTTTCTTCTTTCATCTTCGAAATCATCATTGCTCATGGTTGAATATTTACTCTTTGCAAATTCTTCTTTACTCATGAAGTTGGCTTTATTTAATTTTTTTGAACTTTTTGCAGGTGTAACAAAAGCAACACCGTAATCTGAACCATCTTCATTTTTTAAACCTGCAAATTTTACGATCAATGTTTTTACTTCGCCGTTAAAATCAATAGTTATATTTCCGTTTGATTCGCTGATTACTAAACCTTGTCCGAATTTGCTGTGTGTTAAAGTTGTCATTTTTTCTTTGTTTTAATTACTCTGTAAAGATACTCATTTACGTGCAATTGAATGTTAAGCGAATGTTAAGTTTTACGCGTTTGCGTATAAATAGAAAAATAAACAAAGAAAACAGAAGCCATAACAAAAACTATATGTCAATTGTGGTTTCCGTGCTGACAAGAGAGTTCGCAGCCCGCAACAACAGCCGTGGGGCTCGACAGAAACGCAACCCGCAATCCCCAACTGCATATAGTTCCGTCCGTGATTCACACATACGGCAAACCAGAATTATATCAGGTACATAACACTCATTTAAAGTGGTATTACCAATCGCCTCAATTATTCTTGTAGCTTCTTTTTGTTTTTCAGTCATTTCATCAATTTTAATAAATTTTCAGATTCAAAAGCTTTCATTTTGTGATTTTTAGTAGGTTGTTTGCATTAATAGCATCTTCCAATTGTTCTTCTGACACATTAACGTAAATATGTCCTTCGTATTCGTCAATAGCGGCATGAATACCTTTTAATCCGGGAAAGCCTTTATTTTCATTGTTAATGAATTCTCTACGGAATTTTAAAATCTCTAAAGCATTGTAAGGTGATAATTCTATTTTTACTTTTTTTGTCATGACTTTGTGTTTATAAGTTTAAAAAGGCTCATCTCCGTTTCTTGGTTCAAATTGTTGGTTGGGGTTGTAATTAAAATTTGGTTCTGGATAAAATTCACCACTACCCTTGTTGCCAAATTGTGTGTATTGTTTATTGTGCCAAACTTCAAACATCCCAATCTCTCCATTTCTGGCCTTAGCAATAATCATCCTATAACTTAATTCATTCATGTCATTATCAAGTTCCTTATAAAGCATAACAACCACATCGGCATCGGCCTCAAGTGATCCAGATTCTCTTAAATGCCTCAATTGTGGGACTTCTGTTTCTGCCAATCTGTTCAATTGTGATAAAGCTATAACCGGAATTTCAAGTTCCTTTGATAAGTTTTTCAATTCCCTGCTTATTTCTGCAATTTGCTGTTCACGTATCATTTTTGGATCAGATGCAAGGATTAATTGAAGATAATCAATAAAGACAATAGAACACTTTCCTTTTTTGTAATTTCGCCTAACTCGTCTTTTAATGTTATGTATATTCATTGGATTTGTGTACCATATTATCGGTAATTTTTCAATCCTACCAATAGTTGAATTAACTTTCTTTAGTTCCTCATCTGACAATTTTCCATCCCTTACATTTGTACGGTCAATTTCACCTTCACCTGAAATTATAATTCTAAATATTTGCTCTTTTGTCATTTCAAATGAAAAGAAATTAACCCATTCGCTTTTTAACGCAGCCGTCATAATGTGTTTAATGGCGACAGATGTTTTTCCCATAGATGGCCTTGCGGCTAAAATATTCAAAGTTGAAGCCCTAAATCCGCCTGTCATTCGATTGTATTCAATAAATCCAGTATCAATTCCGGGGGGAATATTTTTTCTATACTTTTCAACATCAAAATAAATTCCTTCTAATGTAGATTTTGCAACCTCTAAAGTAGAAAATCCATCGTCAATAGATTCAAAATGTTTATCAAGTTCTGTTCCTGATTTCTGAAACGTATAAATCAACTCTTCTAAATCAATTGTTTCGTCGTATGCCATATTCATCATTTCAGAGCATTTTAAAATAATATCTCTTTTGACATACTTATCTACCATTATTCGGGCATATTGTTCTATATGCGCAGCGTATGGGGCTTTATTTACCAATTTCGTAACATATAAAGCACCACCGACTTGTTCAAGCGTTGAATTTTCACGAAGCCGATTGGTCACCATCATTAAATCAACCATCTTCTGCTCTTTGTGAAGTTCGGCAACTACGTTGAATATAATTCTGTGTTCTTCTTTATAAAATGCCATTTCAGTAACAAGTCCGGCAACCTGATCGAATGCCTCGTGTTCTAAAATAAGCGCACCTAATAAGCATTCTTCCACATCAACAGCTTGAGGTGGTATTCTGCCGTAAACCGACAAATCTTCTGTAATTGATTTTCGAGTATTCATTTCTTTCCGTAAAGTTTTTGTAATTGGTCGTTTTGATTTAATTTCATTTCTTCGGTTTTATTTTTACCAAAATCATTTTTAACCCATCTAACCAATCTTAATCTTGTGTCCCATGTTTTTTCAATTTGAAACCTAAGTTTAGTTTTTGATTTATTTGGTTCGCTCCAATATTCATAAAACTCTCTTAGTTTTTCTTTCCCAAATTCATCCAAAAAAGGAGTTAATGATTGATAAAAATCTTTTTGGATTTTTTCAATAAATACTTCTTTTTCATTCTTATCATTCTTTAATTCTTTAATTGGTGTCGTTTGCGTTTCGTTTGCGTTTCGTTTGCGTTTCATCTGCGTTTCATCTGTATTTTGTTCACTTTGGTAAGTATCATAATTACAGACTGATAACCGTGTCGTTTTGCGTTCCGATTTTAAAACTATCATAGAATCTCTTTGTAGGAGATCGAAAAAACGCCTAACCTTGCTTTTGTCCCATAAAAACATCTTACCCCAAGTATCTAAAGAATAAAGTTTTTCACCTCTTAAACAAGTTAATAAATCATTTCCGATCTTGACTTTTTCGTCTGCATGATTAACTTCAAGTAGAATTAAAAACCATGCTTCTAATTGTGTTAATGGTTTATTTTTTGACCATAACCAATGTTTTGTTATAGATCGAAAAATCTTTATCCAACCATGCTTATAGTTATCTTCAAGAATCGACATTTTAAGAAAGTGTTGGCATTATTAAATTCATTTTATCTTTAATAAAGTCAAGATCAGATTGAATCGAATCAATAGATTCTTTATCTCTTATATATTGCATTGCAAAATTTAAAATTCCAGTATTAATTGAATATGATAATAAGTGCAATAATTCAGGATAATCACATTGTTCATTTATGTTTTCCAAAAAATACAATAAATTATCATATTCATAATTTGAAAAATCTTTTATCGCCGCTAATATCCTTTTTTGATTATGTGTCAATTCATCTCTTTGATTTGACTTCTTATTATGCTCTTTTTCATGGCATCCATTACATAATACACGAAACACATCATTATCATAATCCCATGGCTCTCTCCCTTTTAAATAAAATCTATGGTGAATATGTAACTCTTTTTCTTCGCATCCGCATTCCTCGCACTTAAAACCTCTTAAATTGAATATATCAAGACGCTTTTTCTGCCATTTAGGATTTTTTAATTTATCTGAATAATCATTCATTTCTATATTCTTTAAGTCCGTTTAAATACTTGTAACAATGAATAACAACATCATTGTCTGTAACTCCTATAAATTGATTTTTCATTATATTATATTCTTCTATAATTAATTCTATCGTTTCAATTTCAATTTTAACATTTAAAGGATTAGCATTTGCCATAGTGTTAATATTTAACATTTTAAAACAAAAAAATTATAAATGTATCAATTCAGCCCCTTTGGCTAAAATTATAGTCAGTTCACCCCTGTCTATCATGCGCTGAACTTGAGTAGGGTTTGAATTTATCTGCTTTGCATACTCTGATTTTGTGATCAACTTTTCAGGGTCTATGTCTTTTTTCTTAATTCTTCGCATATTAAATTTTGACTAAATTTCTTCAACAAAAGCCGGACTTAACCGGCACAACAAATGTACAAAATCATTCCGGCTTACCAAATTTTTCAAACCAAAATAATCCATCCCATTGTTTTATTTCTATCATCCCAAACCTGACAGCATTGTTAAAAGAAGCGTAAACCTTTAATTTT